AAAGGTAAACCAGTAGAAGATTTACGTAAGTGTCGCTGGTACATTGACAGATTGATTAAGGAACTAATTTAATGGATGCATATCAACAGTACATACACAAATCCCGCTATGCACGTTACCTACCAGACGAGCAACGGCGTGAGACTTGGGAAGAAACAATAGACAGATACCTAAACTTCTGGGTTGAGAAAGGTAAACTTACTCTAGAAGACGCTAATGGCATATTTGCAGACATCCACGACATGAGCGTAATGCCTTCTATGCGGGCACTTATGACTGCAGGAGAAGCTCTTGACCGTGACAACGTAGCTGGGTTTAACTGTAGCTACCTACCCATTGATCATCCTAAGGCGTTTGACGAGATGATGTACGTCCTAATGTGCGGTACAGGCGTAGGCTTCAGTGTCGAACGTCAGTACATCAGCAAGCTACCAGAAGTAGCGGAGGACTTTCATGCCACAGATACAATTATACACGTCGCTGACAGCAAAATTGGTTGGGCCAAGGCTTACAGAGAACTTATCAGCTTGCTCTATTCGGGCCAAGTTCCAAAATGGGACGTGTCTGGAGTACGACTTGCAGGGGCAACCCTTAAAACTTTCGGCGGTAGAGCATCTGGTCCAGAACCTCTTGTCGATTTGTTCAACTTCACAGTTAACATCTTTCGGGAAGCTGCTGGACGTAAACTTAGCTCCATCGAATGTCACGATTTGTGCTGTAAGATTGCACAGATCGTCGTTGTCGGGGGTGTCCGTAGGTCCGCTCTCATCAGTCTGTCTAATCTTACCGACGATAGACTTAGACGATGCAAGTCAGGACAGTGGTGGCAAGATAATCCACAACGTGGTTTAGCCAACAACAGCGCATGTTACACAGAGAAGCCAGACTTTGAGGCATTCCTAAATGAATGGAAAAGTTTATACGAGTCCCGATCAGGAGAGCGAGGTATGTTCTCTAGAGTCGCAAGTCAAAAGCAAGCTGCAAAGAACGAGCGACGAGATGCTACCTATGATTTTGGAACTAATCCATGTAGCGAGATCATCCTACGACCTTACCAATTCTGCAATCTATCAGAAGTTGTTGTCCGGGCATCCGATACGTTGTCAGACCTCAAACGAAAAGTTCGTGTTGCGACTATCCTTGGAACTTTACAGGCTACCCTGACAGACTTCCGTTACCTACGTAAGGTGTGGAAGAACAACACTGAGGAAGAAGCATTACTAGGAGTATCGCTTACAGGCATCATGGATCACCCGACGTTATCGGGAAGGAGAGACAAAGGTGTACTCAAGACATGGCTTACTGAGTTGCGTGAAGAAGCTATCGCTACGAATAAATCGTGGGCTGACCGACTATCTATTAATACTTCTACTGCTATCACCGCCGTTAAGCCTAGCGGTACTGTTAGTCAGCTGGTGGATTCTGCTAGTGGGATACACCCTAGATATGCACAGCAGTACATTAGACGAGTACGAGCAGATGCAAGAGACCCATTGTGTGCAGTCCTTGAGGCCGCAGGAATCCCCGTAGAGGACGATGTAATGTCACCCAGTACCAAGGTATTCAGCTTCCCTATACAGTCGCCTGAAGGGGCTGTGGTGGCCTCTGAGATGGGTGCAATGGAGCAGTTAGAACTATGGGAGATTTATCAGGACTTCTGGTGTGAACACAAACCATCTATGACGTGTTACTATCGTGATGATGAGTTCCTTGAGGTAGGTCAGTGGTTGTACAACAAGTTCGACAAGATAAGCGGTGTTAGTTTTCTGCCTTATTCCGAACACACCTACCAACAGGCTCCTTATGAACCCATCGACGTAGAGACCTATGAGAAGCTAAAGGAGGAATTCCCAGAGACGATTGATTGGAACATCTCTGAGAACTCTGACATGACGGAAGGGTCTCAACAGTTAGCCTGCACGGGTAATAACTGTGAGTTGTAACTTATGGGGCTTCGGCCCCTTTTTTTATTCTTCTACAGGTAAAAAGCCTAAGGAAGTTGTCTTACTTCTAACCCTAGCTGCGTTAACTACTTTTTTATTGAAGTTTGCATACCAAGACCCAAACGCCCTAGGACCAAGTTCTTTTTTCATTCCCTCAAAAAATATAGCTTCTTTAATTTTGTCAGGTATTTGAAGCTCTCTTTCAATGAGTTCTTTTTGTTCTAAAGAATTAAGATTATCAAAAGTTTTTGTGGCAACAATAACAGATAAATAAGAATCTATTAGTTTGTCATAAGCATTTTTATAAACACCATATTCTGTAGTATTAAGTTTTACTCCTGCAAACTGAGGCTTAACTCTAGGAATGTCTGGCTTAAGCCGCCACAAATGTCTAGCAACATCAGAGTTATTAACAGGAACAAGATCCATTTTAGTCAAAAGTTCTAATGCAGTAGGTGGTTGTCTTTCTCCTGCTACTTCCCTACTAGGGAGTTCTTCTCTTAACAAAGGAATACGTTGTTGCATACGCTCTGTAATAGTAGAAGCAAAACGTTCATCTTCATCTAGCATACGTGCTAAATCAGAAACAAAAGTAGGAATAAATCCTTTAGTTGTTTGTTCTACGTATGTCTGCATTGCTCTTGTAGGAGTTGTTCTAACTAAGTCTATTAAGTTAGAAGTAGATTCCATTAATGGTGTATTAAACACAGATCCCATCAAAACGCCAACTGTCTCATCTATAGCAAACTTAATTTGCTCAAGCTTTTCATCGTATCTAGGATCTTCAGTATTTAAATTAGCTAACTGCTCTACCATTTCTAAGGTATCTACATACAAGGTTAGCTGACTTCCTAATGGCTCTAAACGAGAGTAAGGAACATAAGTACCACTAATCAATATAGATTGCTCTGGTATACCTGCTTTACGCATTACTTCTCGTTCTTCTGCATTTTTAGCAGTGCCTGTCATTATAGGTCTTCCTTCGTCATCGTTCATTGCATATAACGAAGCAACAGAAGTAAAGAACATAGTACCTAACAAAGCACGTTCTTTCCAATCATCGTAGTACTCACCAGCGGTGTCTAGTTTTAACTTACCATCCACCATTTTTCTTTTAACGACCTTTGCCCTAAGAGCAGGAATAGCTATAGTCAACGGCGTATAACTAAGGGCTTCCATTTTAATATTATAAGGAGTAACAGCAAATGGAGCTATTGTAGTTGCAAAAAAAGCACCAATGTTTTCACTAGTAGTATACTCAGCCCCTAACTTACTTTTTGTTCTAGATAACAAGTTAGCAGTGCGAGGACCAAAAGACAATCCTAAACCTGTAGTAGGTAGTCTTCTCTGGAAAGTAGAGTTAAGCGCAAACTCTCGTATAGTTTCAAACGGTATCTCATCTTCAGGAAAGATATCCTCAAACACAACATTTGATTTCTTTTCCATAGCACGTACAGCTTCACGTACACCTTTAAAGTTAGCACTTTTTTCAATAGCAGAATAAAGATCAAACTCTTTATTATAGGCAGCTTCGTGAGCGTCCATTACCTCTTTAAAGTACTGAGCCTGTAGTTGGCTTACTTTTCTAGGATCGCCTTTAGAATCAACGATAGCTTGATGTCTTGCTTGCTTTGCTATTTGTAGTGTTCTAAATATTGACTTAGCTGCCTCATCAATAGCCAATGCAGATCGTTGACCTATAGCAATATTACGTAGTAATTTATTAGAAGTACTAACAGCGTATTCATAGTCAGTAGCAAACTTAACTACTTCTTCTTCTGTTAAGTTAATAGCTTTAGATAACTCAGTAATTTCTTGATCTGTAGCGTCTGGTCCTAATGCTATACGTGCATAGTTTCTTTTAGCTGCATCAACAAGATCAGATTTTTTAACATTGTTACGAGCCGCTAAATAATCTAAGCTGCCTCCTATGTCAGCAGGAGCACCAGACTTTAAACCTGCAGAAAAATAACGAATTAAGTTAGTTAGTGTTTTAGCGTCTGTACTAGCGAGCAAAGCAAAAGAACTAGCTATATCAGAAATAGACTGGAGACCTCTTCTTTCTTTAAGGCCGTACGGTACTTTACGTATACCAGAAAGAATTTCAGTAGGAACTTGAAAAGCTAATACATTACCTACTGATAAAATATTAGAAATAAGCATGCCTGTAGAAGTAAGCAACGAGCTAGCGTAACCTATAGCTGCACCTTGTATGCCTCTTTTAATAATAGAAGTACTTACATCAAACGTTTTTTCACCACCGTTGTTAAGCAACAACCTCATGATCTCAGGACGTGCAGAGTCGAAGCGAGGAGAATCAATATCTTCTGCTGCCTTCAGAAGTTTATCTGCCATCTGCAGACATTCTTTTGAGATTACTTTATTAGCCACACTCAACTCCAAATAAGTTAGTAATTAACTCGCCCCTATTTACTTTGCGAGTATTAGAAGCAACTGTTTGTTTAGTTGTTTTCATTTCTCTAAGAATTCTAGATGCTTCAGTTGCTGATGATTTACGTATGTTAGCTATATAAGTAGAGAAGTATATATCTTCTATAAGATCAACAGCCTCTTTACTATCTGCTAATCCTTCTTGACGTAACTTACGTAGCTTGTTCATAGAGTTTACCATTCTATTTTCTACAGCGATAAACAATTTTCGTAATGCTGCTTGCTCAATAGCGGTTAGCATACGATTCTGATGAACGTCCATAACATAATCAACTAGAGTGTCATAGTTTTTACCAATAACACCACGCTTAAATATCTCAGCAGCTTTTTCAATACTAGCTACGTCATTGCCCATTGGTAAAGCTTTGAGCAACTCTTCTACGTCTTCTTCGGTACCCATTGCCATTACACGTTGAAGATTACGTTGCTCTTGAGTAGCCGCAGTAACGGCGCTAACTCGTCCAATTTCTTCCTTAGTAAGTACTCCTTCTCTGCCTGTTGGCGTTCCTACAGGAGTTTCTGCTTCTCGACGTGCAGTAGCAGGAGACATTTCAACTGCTCGTTGCATAGCAGTCTCATCAATTCCTTTAGCGGTTTCTACAGCATACTGAGTTTGAGGCCGTACACCAGCAGCAGACAACGCAGGAGGAGCATCTAAACCTAAGCGCACGTCGTCTGACATACTTAGATAAATAGCTCTGTTAGCTGCATCAGTAACAGCATCTCCAGTAACTACTGGCTCTGGTAGTACAATGTCAGGTTGCGTATTAGTATTATTAGTAGCCTGTATTCGATTTTTTAATGCAATAATATTTTTAGGATCGGCGTACGCTTCATCAGTTAAGTTAATCCTATAACCGCCCTCAGCATACCTATCTAGTCCTAAGATAATATCTTTTTCTTTTGCTAGCTCTTCTTCTCTTCGTAGTGCACGTTCAACACGAGATTTAGAACCTGCTTCACTGGGTTGTATTTCAGCGCGGCGCTTTGCTAATCTTTGAATTTGCTTATCTACTTCAACAACTTTATCGTTTAGATCTTGTGCTATTTCGTTTGCTGCAGTAATCTCAGCTGTTCTTACTTGCTTAAGAGCTTCTATTTGCCTATTAATACCTTTCTTTTTTTTGCGGTTTAAACCTTGAGCTTTTATTTCTAAGTCAGTTATCTGCTCGTTTAGGTTCTGCATTTTAACTGTATTAGGAGGAGCTAGATCTAAATTAAATGTAGCTTGTCCTGTCACAGGGGTAGGCTTAGGTATCTGTTGGGGGCGTGGTGCAAAGGTCTCAGTAGCCAGTGCTTTAGGCTGTAACGCTACTGGCTGAGGAGCTAACTCCGGTTGTACAACAGGAGGCATAGGCGTCTTAGTAAGCATACTAACACCAGCTGTAGGAACTCCTGTTATAACACCACCAGCAGCGGCTGATAAAGCTACATTACGAGCACGGCTGTCTCCAAACTCAGGATACACCGGAGCTATGGCTCCATAAATAGCACCCTCACCAGCACCGCCTGCAGTAGCGCCTACAACAGCACCTGTTTTAGGAGCTTGTGAAAGCATTCTAGCGCCTGTCATAGCAGTACGCGCAGCAACTGCACCGCCTGTAACAGCGCCTACGGGATCACCTACTATAGCTCCTTCAACAACACCAGTATAATAATCACTAATATTGCCAGCCATGCGTATACGCTCAAGCTTAACCCTACGATCAAACTCTTCTTTAAGCGTACGTTCTTTTATAAGTCCTAGCTTTCTGCCTAAAAACCCAGTAACTCCAGATCGAGCGCCCTCAGAAATACCTTCTGACTCTGCTTCAGATATAGGGTCTAAAGCAACACCACGGCGAACAGCAAAAGACTCAAGGTATTCCTTTTCTTCTTCTGTTGCTGGTCCTTCTTCTAACGGCCCTAAACTCTGAGCTTTACGCTGAACTAAATAGTCCATTAGTTGAGGCTGTACTTCAGCAGGCACTTCGCTTAACTTTTTATTAAAAAACAAAGCAGCTAAGTCTTCTACAGGCACTTCGCTTACAGAAGTATTTTTATATTTTTTAATTAAAGTTTTTTGCTTTTCTTCTTTTTCTTTGTGCTTAGCTATAGTATCTTCAATAATTTCAGCAGCACTGTATACTAACTGAACCATTACTATTTACTCCTAGTCAAATAAACTGCCTATGGTTGGGTCTTCAGGATCTTCTTTAGAAACACCACCATTATTGCCGCCGCCTTTACTTTCTTCAAATTTAAAGTTTTTATTTATTGAAGGTACAAAAGCAGATGTAGCTATGTTTTCTAAATATGCTTTACTTTCAGGAGTAAGATTACCTTGTCCATCTACAGACACTTTAACTTTTGACAAGTTACCAACACCGCCTAAAGTAGCTACACCCACTCCAGATCTAAGAGAAACACTGGCGTCTACTATTCGTTCTTGCTTAGCTCTTGCTTGACGCTCTAGTGTAGCACCATACATAGTGTTTACTTGTTGAATACCTTGGACACCGTTAGCTTTTACAGCTTTTTGAATAGCTTCGTTATAGTTTTCTGATGTTATAGCGCCTTTTGCATTAGCAATAAATTTAACATACTCATCTTGGCCTTTTTCACTTTTCTGTGCTTCGACTCTGTCTACAATTTGCTCCATAGTAAGTGATTCAATTACATCATCGGGAAGATTTAAAACTTTACCGTATTCTTTCTTGGTAGCGTTTTTAGCATCCTCTGTATACCGTTTAATAATATCTCCCTCTGATACTCCTAACGTATAAAGATTAGCATACTCTTCTCCCATAGCTTTAAAAGCAACTACTTTATTTTTCTCGCGATCTGTTTCTTGTTGTTGTTCTGTCAACTCATTTATTTGAGTTTGAGCAGCGGTAATCTGAGCAGGAGTCTTAGCTGTTTGCATAGAGTACTGTGCGCGTTGCATAGGCGTCATAGAGCGCAATGCTTCCATCTGCTGTTGTTGTGCTTGCTGCTGTCTAAGCTGACCCGGAAGCTGTGCTGCTTGTTGTGCGGCAGTAAACATCCCTTGCCCATAAGTAGGCTGTAAAAGTCCTTGCAGGAACGCTTGTGAAAACTTAGCCATGTTTAGCCTCCAAGAATTTTCTGAATTATAGCTGCTTCAGTTGATGTTGTACTAGGAGTTAACGCACCTTGTAAAAGACCAGTACCTGTTTGTCCTAGTAAGTTAGCTCGTGCCTGTTCTGCAACCAACTGAGCTTCAAGACCAGACATAGTCGCTTCACCAAACAAACCAGCACCTTGAAGCTGCGCTTGTTGTTGCAATGCTGCTAACTGCTGTGCAGGCTGAGTAGCCGCCATAAGTTGTTGCTGTGGTAAGTAACCTGCACCAAGGAACTGTTGTCCTAATGCTGCTTGTTGCATTTGTTCTGCTTGAGCTTGTTGCATAGCCGCTAACATAGCTCTGTTACGTGCTTCGCCTATTGCAGTTTCCTGCGCCAACAACTCAGGCGTAGCACCACCATACGCAGCAGAACTTAAACCAAGACGCCCTTGTGCAGCCATACGCTCTTCTGTAGCAAGACGTTGACGCTCCTCTTCAGGACGTTGTGTTCTACGCATACGTTCAAAGATAGCTTGTTCACGATCTAGTGTAGGTTGTACCGCTTGACCGAAGAAACCACCAGCACCTCCTAGTAGTTGATTCTGCAAAGCAATTTCTTGTGGAGACAAGCCCATAGTAGTTTCAATACCACCTTCAGGCGTTACCTGAGTACCCATACCAGCGCCAGTAGCAGTAGTCACAGTAAACGGTCTAAACTGTGTTTGTTGCATTTGCTGTGCAGCAAGAGCTTCTGCGCCTGTTCTGGCTTGTCTACCTATGTCGCTGAGACGCCCATAGGCTTCGCCTGTTAGTAGTCCACCGACAACACCCGGAAGCAAAACTTCTGGTTGAGCTAGGTATGAACCAAGACCTCCCAACATATCTAGAAAAGGGTTGCCTCCTCCGGTTGGTGCCGCCGTAGTAGCCCCCGCTCCAAGGACATCCGATGGTATGCCAATGTTATATTCGTCGTCCATTGTTAACTCCCGTTAAAGTAGCTTTCCTATCAAAGCCATTACGTTAATCTCCTGCAGTGACAAAGCAAAACCATCTATCTCTGATTCTAGTCCTACTTGTACGCTTGTTCCATATCCTGTTGTGTTAACCGATCTTGCGTTGGTCAACTGTCCTGCTGTAAACTCTACCGTGGTGTACTCGCTTTCACCGTAAAATCCAGTAATTTGGTTACCTACTGTAAACTCTGCAGTAGCGTAAGTTGTATCGAAGTCGTATGCCCACTTAAGAAATACTGTTGCGTTATTTGCACCAACAAGAGTAGGCTTTAACTTCTTTAGAATCTTAACTCTAGAGCTATCTCCAAATGTCAAGCTTGGGCTGTAGTATTTAAATCTATAGCCAGTACCATTGTCGCTGTAGCCTGTGTACGTGCTGATGCCGTTGCTAGTACCAATGTACAACGTACCGTCTTCTAGTCTTGTAAACGACGTAAACTTAGTAGACGGCCAACGTGTCACACGATAAGCTCCATTTTCTAAAGTGCTTCGTACGTCAAAACAATATGTTACGTCCTGACCAGTAAAGGTTAGCAGGTAGAAGCCTTCCTCAGGACTGTACACAGACTTAAAGAACTCATCTTCGTTCTGCAGTGCGGCAATAATGTCCTTGGTAATGTTACCGGACAGACTGCTGATAGGCATTGATTTTTCTTGTATTGTTCTGCCAAAGCTCTTAAGTCCAGTGTGAGACAAGAACAATACATCCGTACCTGTGTACTGCACAGTGTCTCTATCAACACAACCAACACCAGCTACTGTATCAACCAGCGTCATTGTTGCTGGTGCCTCTGCTCCTTGGTATGCAATAATGCTATGCTTACCAAAGATAATTAACAAACCGTTATGTGCTGCTAAAGCTACGATTTCATCGTAACCGTCAGGCCACACCTTAGATACATCAATGCTACCGCTAGTACCGCCAGACCAGTCATGTCCAATAAGTAGATCAGACCAATAGATGGTAGACTTGTTAGTACTAAAGTCTGCTGTCCAGAGCCTTCCATAAGCCGCTAGGACTTCGTTACCGTACATAGCAGACGTGACACCAGCTGCACCAGAAACGCTGCTAAGAGTAATTACAGAACCTCCTGCGTTGTCATATACAAGAGGTTGGAACCCTCGCTGAAAAAAGTAGACTTTGTCGTTAAAGTTTACAATTTTCCAGTTGTCCGCAGTAATGGTGTAACTACCGGGAGTCTCGTCAACTAGCGTGGTTGTACCGCTGATTATCTTGTTGTTACCTACAGAAAATATCTTAGTGTTTCCTGCGTTATCCTTGAACTCTTTGATAGCTCTTAACGAGTCAGTACCAAGGACAGTCTTAGTTGTAGTTACAACAGTGTGGCCCTTACGTGCAGCAATACGACCACGTTTGTCAATAACGGCGTTGTCTGCAATCTCTGCAAACGACGGGTCTTGAGCCAGCGGCGAGTCTTCGGTGTTAACACCTTTGAACGCTGGAGCTACAAGATTAATACTTTGCAGTTGTTGAGCCATATCAAATAGTCCTAAATACCATCTCTTCAGGGTGCTTTGCTGCGTCTATAGCAATAGCGTCAGACAAAAACTTGTCAGCAATTTGGAAGTACTCAGCAACAGAAGTACCACCAGTTTCACCGCGTTCTCGTGCAAGCAACGCTACAGCAAGATGTACAACAGGCATTGCAGGGACTAGCAATGTATCTGTGTTACTGCTCAAATTAGCTTGTCTTTTTACAACATCAAACCGAAGACTGTATACACCGTCAGGAGTTGGTCCTACTAGTATTTGCGTATCACCACTAGCATCAAGACCGTTGTAGGTGTAATACCGTGGTTCACCTTCTGCTGCACTGCTAATGTATAACTGTTCGTTAAACCAGTCTTTTGTTTGGTAGTCCATGAACAAGTTACTCGTGTCGTTAAGAACACACATAACCTTTACGTTGTCACTACCGCCCGTTAACGAATAAGTGTTGTCTGATGCAGTAGTAGAAACAATAATAGTAGAACGCAAAGCTGACCAATCAGTTGCTTCTTCTACCATTTTCTTTGCATCATTAATAAAATCACCTACCATCTTAACGTAGGTAGTACCAGTAACCGATGTTGTTTCTTCTTCTCGTAATCGGCGTAGTACATTATTCATTAAGTTAAGGTACGTCATACCAGCATTCCTCGTCTGCGGGTTCGCATTAATAATTTTTGTGCTTCTTCGTTATAGTCTACTGCTGGCGTTTTAATAGCAAGCTCTGGTGCTTCTCTGGGACGATACGTTATACCCTTTGTAAACTCTTTGTAAGGCGCTCGAGCAGGAGCAGCACCACCACCAAACATACCACCCCCAGCTAATACAGTTAATAAATTGCCCGTAGTAATTTGTTCTTGCAGTGCTTGTTGCTCTTCACCGTACACTCTTTCAAAGTCAGCTTGACGTGTCAGTATTTCTTCACGTTCTTCTTCTGCCAAGCCTAACCGTGTAGTAACACTGTCTCTAAACTGACCAAACGCTTCAGCCTGACTAATCTGTCCCTGCTGTAGACCCACTAGGTTTACATTAAATTCTTCCTGCAGATCAGCAAGAGACAAACCTAGTTCAGCAAACCGTTGTTGACTGTCTGCACTAAGAGCTTCTACCTGACCACCAACACTAATTATCTCTTGAGCTAGTGCTAGTCGGTCTTGCTGTGCTTGACCAAACTGCTCTGTTGTGTACTGCTGGTAAGCGTCAAATGCTTCTTGTTGTGTTATCTGCCCTTGACGTAACGCTTCAATGTTTACGTTAGTACCGGCAAACAGTTCCTCTATACTTTGGTTTTGCTGTTGAAACCGTAGCATCATGTCGTCACTAAGCTGAGTTACGTCACCACCAACAGCTATGATTGCTTGTTGTAGCTCCTGACGCTCTTCTTGTGCCGTAGTAAACTGTTGTCCTATAGACGTACGCAGTTGCTCTAATGCTTCTTGTTGCGTTATTTGTCCTGCTTGTAGTGCTTCAATGTCAACACCTACGCCAGCAAACAGATCAGAAATAGTACCGCCAAAGTCTGCAAACATTTGTTGCATGTCAGCACTTAGCTGTGTAATGTCACCGTTAGCCGCAATAATAGCTTGCTGTAGTTGTTGACGTTCAGTAGCTGCAAGTTCAAACTGTTGTGACGTAAACGACTCAAACTCATCAAAGCGTCCTGCTACTTCTTCTTGCAAAGATATTAGGTCAGTACCTAGCATTTCTAGTTCAGCACTAAGTCCACCTTCTACTGCTGCAAGAGACTGAATTATAGAAGCCTCAAGTCCTGTAATACTAGCTAGGAACTCTGCTTCTTGATCGCTAAACTGTGTAGCAATACCGTTAATAGCGTCATCAAAGCGTTGATTAAGGTCTTCAAAGCCAGCTTGTACGTCAGCAGAAGTAGCAAATCCAAAGCTGTCTACAATGCCACGTACATCACCCTCTGACAGTCCTTCAGGAAACTCTATGTTAGCGATAGCTTCGTTAACTACGTCGCCTACGTCTTCAAGAGAAATACCCTCAGGTATACCGTCAATAGCCTCTTGGATTAGCTGTCGTACTTCTTCTGCAGTTGCGCCTTCAGGTATAACAATGTTAGAAACAGCGTTGTCAACTATTTCTCGTACTTGCTCAGGCGTAGCGTATCCAGCCTCTGCCAAGGCTTGTAACATACGATCTTCTGTAACAAACCCTGAGTTAGCCAGTGCGTTAGTAATGTCGTCTGGAGTAGCATAACCTGCTTCTGCCAGTGCTTGTATTACCTGCTCTGGTGTAGCAAAGCCAGCACCTTCAATAGCCTGTTGTACTTGCTCTGGCGTAGCAACACCAGCCAACGCCTCTGTTAACTGCTCTTGTGTCAGGTAACCTGCATCAGCTAACTCCTGACGTATACGCTCGAAGTTCTGCTCTGACAGTGTGACACCGTTGATTTCAAAGTACTCAGCAATGTCCTCCATTGTAGGCATTGCGTCAAAGTCAGGCAGTGTCTCAACAAAATTCTGAATGATCTCGTTGACTTGTTCTATTTGACCTGTGAACTCTTCGTCTATTTGTGCTAAGAAGTCAGCAAACAAACGCTCAATATCAGTTGGAGAAGGCTCAGGCTCATCTGTAGGAGGCTCTGGTTCAGGCTCTGGTTGATCTGTAGGCGGTGGTTCTACAGGTGGCTCTGGTTCTGGCTCAGGCTCAGGCTCTACAGGAGGCTCTGGTTCTACAGGTGGTTCTTCATCAGGGTCTCTGTCAGGATCTTCAATTGTACGAGGAATGTCGAAGTAGTCGTCTAAGAAGAAGTTGTACTGTGACTCTTCATCCATCAACTTCCAGTCACCGGGAAGTACGCCTCCTTCTTCTTCGTAACGTGTTCTCAAATCTTCTATAGAGTACTGATAGATGTCTTCTTCTAGTGCATGAAACGACAGGTCATCCAACAGCGACTGATACGTACCAGAGTTGATTGTCTCTAGTCCAGTGTTTTCTAGCTGCTCTCTAGTGTACTGACCGTTAAACTCAAAGTCAATGTCTTCACTCTCAGCTAACTGAAAATACTCGTCTGTTTCGCTGTTGACAAAGTAGTTGTTACCTCTGTTGGTAAACAATGTAGTAG